ATCTTTAATTATAACTTTGACAATTATCGGACAGACGCCACTGGTTGGACCCGCGCTTTGACTTTTGCCAAAGGGATCGCTAATCAGATTGTCCAAGGCAAGACTGTCCACGCACTTTTTATTGGTAATTCGGGCCGCGGTAAAAGCCATTTGGCAATGGGCATCGTCTACGACGTACTCAAGCGGACTCAATACAACAAAAAGATTGCTTTTATCGACTGGCGTGAGCTGATCGATACGGTCAAAACTGGGATGCATGACAATGCTAGGGACGTACAAGCCTATGCTGACGCGATCTTAGCCGAGTTAAAATCGGCTGACATTATTGTATTAGACGATCTTGGCAGTGAGCGTGACACGCCATTTACTAAGGACATTTGTGATAGTTTTTGGCGCCAACGTGAGGATAAGACGGTGATCACTACGACTAACCTCAAGGGCTCGGAACTGGAGGCAGCGTATGGACCACGGACAATGAGCCGTATGGCTAAAAATGGTCAAGGTAATAGTTACGCCATGAGCGGCATACCAGATTACCGGTCAATTAAAAAATGAGGTGAAATTTATGGATGGATCAGCATGGTCGCTAGAAGTGGCCGCGCAAATGCTTGGCTATGAGCAATTTGCGGATGTTCCAGAAAATCGGTGGGAAGAAGTAATTGATTTAGCCGATGATATTGATGATTAAAAGCGAAAGCAGGTTTTTTAATGAATGAATGTGAAGTATGCCACGGTGAAAAGACGATCACTTATCAGTCAATGCTGGGCGTGATTGTGACCGCGCCGTGCCCTAAATGTAACAAGCCAAAGGACGAGCGCGATAATGCGCTGGTTAAAGTCCAAACTAGTCAAGCTCGACGGCAGCCGTTTGTTGACTGGACAGTAGAGCAGCATCAGCTACAACGATTGCGTGATGGTTTGAGGTGACAGCGATGGATGAGCGTTTTATCCGTGAAATTCAAGCGTTAGAAGAACAATACGGCTCGTTGGCAGCAGTGCCGGATAACAATCCACACTTGTTACTGCTGCAACGCCAGATGGGACGACCGACTGAATATAATCGCTACTGTATAACCGATACGGTCACCGGACAAGAAACCTTCGTCCGGACTACAAAGAAAATTCGGCATTTGTTGCACGTATCCGATAGGGACGTAACTAAAGCGATTTATGACGGCGATTTAGTTAGAGGGCGCTACGGCATTGATCGTGGACGCTGGAAAATTGGAAGTGAAAAACGAATTGACATATAAATGCTATTACTGCCAGGACAAACGAATTTTGCGCTATGAGTATGAGGGCGGTTGTGTTATTAAACCTTGTCCTCGATGCAATCCGGACGGCAGTGCAATGGACTAAGGAGTGGTGAAAGCATGAAAGAGCGCGAACTGAAATTAATCAGGCAACTCGAAGACCGCTATGGCAGTGTGCTGAACGTGCCAGATGATGATCCGCTCTTGTTATTACTCAATCGCGAACTGTCAGCAGATGAGATGGTCTATTTGTACCGTGTTACGGATCAATATACGCATCGTAGTCGATATACTCAAAATATGACTGAATTAGCTAACTTATTAAAGGTAACGAGATCAGCTGTTTCTCAGCAGCTTAAACTTGGTGCACCAATCAAGAGCCGTTTCCTGGTGACGCGCGGCAAGTGGCCGGAGCACGAAGTTGGCACATGGGTTCAGGGCAAAAAGATCAGAAAGAGAAATAAAAAATTGTCGAGCCGATTGGCTGGGACGATGACGACGATGATTAAGTTTAGAGCTGGATAAAAAAGGAGGCGGAGAAATGAATATGACTCGAAAGTGCTATGTAGTCAGTGGAGACAAGGAAACCCCCGCAAAGTTTTATGGCGTGTTTCAAGTCGCAAAGGTTGTGGGCGAAAGTCCACTTATAGGTGGTCATTCTGCTGGTCAAATCATGGAGCCTGTTGCGGTGGTCGAATATAACGGCCAACTGCATAAAGTTTATCTTGATCAGGTTCATTTTGAGGATGATCGGCTATTATTTAGACCAAAATTGACAGACATTAAAAGTTAAATTTAGGGAGGGTGATCTAATGCGCGATATTAATTTCCGCTGCTGGGATCAAGTTGAAAAGCAGTGGGTAAATAGTGAGTACTTTTATAGGGCTGATGAACTATACCCGCGGAAGGCACCACATATTATGACTTTGATGTGCGATGCACGGTATGATCATGAACCGCCAGTTACGGTTCAATTATCGACTCGGTTGCACGATAAAAATGGACGCGAGATTTTTGAAGGTGATTTGATGGTACTCGATGATGGTGATGCGCCAATCATAATTTCTTGGAACAAAGATCATGCTGGTTTTGCTATGACTGGTTCAGATGAGTCTTATCAAGGCACACATCAATCAATCTTGAAAAAATATACCGTGGTCGGCAACATCTTTGAAAATCCAGAATTACTAGAAGAAAGCTAACTTTCAGGGTGAGCAGAATGAACTATAACTATAAGCAAGCACTAGAGCACGTTAATAAGGCGCATTTAGAATTATCAAAAATTGGTTATTTAAAGGATGACAAGGCCGACAATGCTGTGACTGACGCGATTCTGGTTTTAGAAAATGCGCAAGAGGCGCTGCAGAAAGCAATCGCAAGGTCAAGGCATTATAGTAGGCACAGATTTTGACAGTAAAAAATAGAAGGGATGCTTTAGTAGTGATCATTTTATTTAAAGTTTTGGCCACCTTACTCATTCTTGCGTTAGCAGCCTTAATGGTGACATTCACCAGCCATCGTTCAGATCGGCAACAGTGGCTAATAACTGTAATGGTGGTAATTATTATTCTTTTAGGGTTAATAAAATTGTGGTTAGTTCCGGACCGGTTGTTTTGGTTGATGATATTTTTAGGAAGTGATTAAGTGGCAGAAGCACCAACAGCACTAAATAAGCGTGGCAGTAAAGTGACCGTAGACAATTTTAAATTTGATTCTCAAAAAGAAGCTAATTTTTATAGACGTTTTGTTAAAAATAGTTATTTTGAATACCAAGTTCATCCGCGTTTTGTTTTAGAAGCACCAAGTCAAACGGGCCAAGCGAAATTTAGGCAAATTGCCTATACACCTGATTTTGTGATTTTTGATCGATTCGGCAAAATGAGTCACGTCTATGACGTTAAGAATTCTTTTGGCGTTTACGGAATCGATGCTGCAGCTAATCTGCGCTTTAACCTGTTTGCACATCGATATAAAATTCCGGTCGAAGCGGTTGTTGTTCGCCGAAATGATTTTAAATCAATCGCTCAGTGTGTGACAAAAAAACGTAAAATCAATGATCCACTGATTTGTACAGGCTTTGATTACGATTGGATTAGAGCCACAAACTATAAGGAGGCCTATCAATGACAGATGCGCAAAAAGTATTTCGTCGGTATTTATTAAGCAATATGGATATGGTTGACCAAGATATCGAGCGAGCTATTATCCGGATGCGTAACAAATGGCAGACAGCACCGCCAGAATTGGTGCACGCCATGCGGCAGTTGACTGCCAAAGAAAAAAATCAAGTTGTTTGTGAAATCTTATTACCATTTTAATTTAGGAGGAAAATCATTATGACAACAGTTAAATTTAGCCCAAAAGTAACATCAGTACAGTTTGCAGGTGGCAACGTTAAGATGACATTGGTTGCATCAGCCGAAGATGTGGAGCGTCTGACTAAAGCCGATCTATCTGAGCTACAAGGTCAATACATCACAGCTAGCCTAATGCCAGAGTCAATTGAGGTGATCACACAACTTGATGAGGATGGCCATCCAACAATTGCCTACACGCAAGATAACGGCGTTTGGACCGCACATAAGCAAGAGCAGACTAACTTGCTGGACAAAGAAAAGCTCACTGACAAGTCAGAGTTTATCGCCATAAAAGAGATCGACGAATTTATCAAGACAGCCAGTTACCTAGAATCAGACTTCGAGATCAACCCAAAGCAGTTGATAGATGACTTAAATAATGGCATCAAGATTGAGGATATTGCCGACGAAAATGGTTATGGTGTTGATACCGTTAAAGAAGAGATCTCAGCTGTCCGGAAGTATTACGCACCGTTTGCATTAGCCGCGAAGAAAGCCGCTGAAAAATAGGCACAAAAAAAGCCGCCAGGATGGCAGCCACCTTTTGAACTCAACAACTAATTATACCATAGAGGGTGGCGGTTACGATTACATTTGGAAAGTTCGAGGTGTTACAGGGCTACCTAGATATCAAGGATAATATCTTGTCACTGGAATGGAATTTACGTAAATCAGAACACGAATTAGAGCGTTGGACAAGTGGAGATCTAAGCCGAATCGCAGTTGCTGCTGGATCAAAACAATCAAGAATTGAAGAACATATCGCAGAAATTAGGGCAGAACTGATAGTACAGCGGCAAGAAGCGAGTGAAGCTGAAACATTGCTCAAAGCCTTTGAGGGGCTGGATAGTTCGATCGTTTACGGTAAGTATGTTGAGGGTAAGACACTGGAACAAATCGCCGATGACTGCGACTATTCTTACTCATATGTTAAGCAGCGACATGCCGAGCTTAAGCGACGACTTAGCTTTATCGATCGGTACGAGTTAGATGTGCTTAGGTTCTCGCTCGAAAGGTAGGTTTTAAGTACAGTCCTTGATAGCAACGACTTATTGCTTTAGTGGGTTTATATTAATAGCATAGTAATTCAGCAAGACCTCAGTCGATTCGGCTGGGGTCTTTGTTATGCGGTTGATTAGGAGGCAGTCAACAATGGTGTGGACTAAGGATCAATGCCATAGCTTTTATCTCTCAACTAAGTGGCGACACTTTCGCGAGCAGATATTAGAGCGCGATCACTATGAGTGTCAGTGGTGTAAAGATGAGGGGCGAGTCACTAGGCTAGGTGGTGTTGACGCACAAGGCAATGCTGTGGTGTTAGAGGTGGATCATATCAAAACGTTAGAGCAGTATCCTGAGCTGCGGCTTGATCCAGATAACTTAAGGACACTGTGTAAGGATTGCCACAACAAGCGGCACGGTCGTATGAGGTGGCGCAGTAATGGCAATGGCAAGCCCACGAATAAGTGGGCAGGCGACGAAAGGTGGGATTGATGTGCGCAAGTTATTAGTGACTCACGCTGAGTTGAGTCCATTAGTCAAAGGACTTAGCAAGTGTTCTATCAATAAGGAGGCAAGGCTATGTGCTATGTAGTGATGCTTAAAGGGCTAGGCAAGGTCGTGATGAGTGAGCGTGTGTTCATGAGCGAGCGAGCAGCCAAGCGCTACGCTAACAGCCACAACGCTGATCCAGCCGAGAACGAGCGTGGCTATTTTTTTATTGAGCATTGTCCGTTCGAAAAATAATTTTGAGCAAGCCCCCCGGGTCAAAAACCTGAGGAAAATATTTGAAACGGAGAACCGGTGGGTGAGCTCAACTCCGGAAAGATTTGACTAAAATTTCTTCTCACGTGAGGGGGTGGGGGTGTGACTAAAAGTAAGGTAGAGAAATTCTTGTTTGAGAACTCTGATCCGGAAGATTTTATTCAGCAAGAAAAAATCAAGCGGTACTTAAATCTACGTAAACTTTTCTTTCAGTTGGATGCTGCTATTCGCAAACATAATGCGGTTGTGACAGTGGAGAATGGCAAGCAAAGCTATATCAAAATCAACCCCGCCGTCACTGAGAAGGAAAAAATCAACGTGCAGCTGTTAGCCCTGGAACGTGACTTTAAGTTGATTCTACCCAAAGATGATGACCCACCTAAATTACCTCCTAAAACGGCCCTAGAGGACAAGGAGGAATCTCTAACATGATTCATCAGGAATACGTAGACAACTATCTCACAGCTTATAA